TACTGCTGCCTGTAATATCTCGAATTTATCACCTTTGAAATCATCAATAAGCCGCTCAACTTCGCTGAAAGCAGTTTTAAAAGCATTGACTAAACCGGAATCAATAAAACCGAAAGTGTCAATACTTATAAGCTTGTCAAGGCCATCTGTTAGATTTAATATTGAATCTTTTAGCTGCTCAACTGTATATTTTTTTGCCGCCGTATCAAGAAATTTTTGAAGTGCTTTTCGTCCTTCTTCAAGACTATCGGAATTATCATCTATTGTTTCATTTAATTCTAAAATAACAGGAGTTGTATTATTTTTCATCTGCATTTCCCATCTTAAACCCTCATTAAAACTTTCATCAATTATTTCAAGTCTTCTTTTTAATGATATTCCATTATTATAAATAGCTTTCGTTTGTTCATCTGTGGATTTTGATCCTTTTTTATTTTTTTTATTCAATTCATCAAGTGCTTTACTTTCATTCCCAATAGCTTCAATAATTTTATCAATTACAGGAGGTAACGTTTCATTTGTTTTACCATAATCACTTAAATTATTTTTAAGATTTGTTAATTTAATAATCATTTCTCCGGCTGCCTGTTTATTAAATTTATTAAAGTTTGCCGCTATATTTATTATTTCAGGTGATAATTTTTTTGCCTCGTTACTCGTCGAACTCATTAAAATTGGCACAAGTTCCATAATCGTGGCAAGTTCTTTCATTGCATCAGCCTGTTTTGATATTCCTGTCATTCCTAAATTGCTAAATGCAGATGAAATTTTTGAAAAAGAATCCCTTGCATCCTCATTTGATTGAATTACTTTGTTTATCCATCCCAGATATTCCTCCCACATATCATTTGCTTGTTTAGTTGCAATAGCTGACTGTGTACTTTCTTTTGTCATTTTATAAAAACCAACTATTAAAGCTCCTATAGCTGCAATAAGTAACCCTAAAATACCTTTATTTGCCGTTTTTGCAATAGTATTTGTTTTAGTTGCCATCGTGTCTGCTTCTGTAGCAACAGTTTCAGCTACTGTAGCAGAAGCCTTTTGACGAGAAAATAAAATACTTACTTTTTCAACTAAATTTCTGGCCATTGAAACAGCCATACTATCTTTATTTAATGCAGTAGCTACCTGCTGAATACCATTCATCATAACCATTAACTGCATCATTTTAGCCATTGTTTTTTGCAGTTCTTCATCTTCTCCGGCAATTAATCCAACAGCAGAAGAATAAGCAGCATATGCCCCAATTAATCCATTTAGTGCTTGTATTGTCCCTGTTATGTATCTTTGATCGTCAGCGAAAAATTTAGCTCTACTTTGCACATCTCCAACGGCATCTTTCAACCCTCCAAGCTTTTTAGCCATATCTCCAAATTCCTTCGTGCCACCCTTACCATGTAATTCCATTTGAGCAAGTGTTTGTGTAAGTTCCCTTATTTGGGTTCTCAAACTAACCGTAGCATCCTTATAATTTCCGACATTGTCCCGGAAATGCCCCATTGATTCATTGGTTTTAACCATTTTTCCGTAAAGCTGCTCATATTCAGCTCTGGCCTTTTGCGTTGCCTTATGGTCTTCACCCTTTGAAACAATTAAATCACGTAACTTTTTATCTGCTAAGGCAACCTGAGCTTTCAACCTGTCATATGCCCCGATTTCCTGATTTACTGACTGAACATTTAAGTCAGATACTTTTTTACGCTCTTTGTTTATCTGGTTAAGTTTTGCTGTTTCTTTTGCAATGTCGGTAACAATGATAGCGGCCTTTTCTTGCTCCCTATTAAATGCCTGTTGTGCCTTAGTTTGAGCGTCAATTTGCTTTGTCGCTTCTGGAATGCTACCGGCCTTCCCCCCACCAATGGGATTTTCATTAATTTGTTTGTAAAGTGATATGATTTTCGTTAATTGAGTTTCCAGCCCTCCAAGTTGTTTTTCTGCGGCTGACTGGTCAACAAACTCATTTATTAACTGCTTATTTGCCATTTTGATTTGATTTTGAAGCCATTTTGTTATGTAGTTTTACCATGCCTGACCATTCGAGTAACGATGTTTGCTTAATAGAAATGTTGTATCCTTGTGATTTGCCTACCACGGCCACACCTTCCATAAATTCAGCTTCCGTTTGTCCTTTATTTTCCGTGTTTTTTTGTTTATCCTGCACCTTTTTTTGTTCCATTTGTAGCTGCAGTTCAAAGCCTTTTAGCTTTCCTTCAACATTTTTGAAGTCTTTTTCGTAACTTTCAATATCGTTTTTATCGAAATTTACGTTAAAACCTATACTTTTAAGGTAATTTACATCATTTTCGGGATAATCCTGCTTAATAAGTTCTTTTATCATGAAAAAGTCGTGATACAATGAAATTACAGCCATTGCGGCTCCCGATCTATAAATAATCTCTTGCAGCCTTATAATTTCGTTTAAACTGTCCAAAAGATTAGAATACTGCGGATTTTCGCATATTTGGCAAAATTCCTCATATATTATGCCCCACCGCTCAGACAATTGAATTAATTCTTTGTCAGTATGTAGTTTTTTTTCATCAGATAAAACGGTGTAATCCTGATGGAACATACATCTGATAAAATCGTAAAGAGTTACTTCGCTGCAATTTTCTTTCATGCGGCAAGCCTTTCGTTAATTTTGTCAACTATCAAATTATGAACTAAAACAGCCAAAACATCAATATTTTGTTCAGTTAGCCCAAATATGTTTTCGTCCCACCATTTAAATTGCTCCAAAAGAAATTTCTTTGTATCAGCAGAATCGAACATGATACTGTCACCTTCAATTTTTGTAAAAATGTTTTCAGAAAATCGGTGTGTAAGTATTAGGTCGATATTTCCCATGCCGGCATCAGGATTCATTTGATTTTTCATTCTGGCATACTCAACATTCTTGTAAAGTCCTATCAATTTTCCTGTGCTTCTTACTCCGTGCCTCAATTGGTCAATGTTGGCCTTAATGAAATCGGGTGAAACTATCTCCAAAACTCCGACAATAATATTATGTAGGTCGTTTTTGATTGATTTCACCCGATCGGTATAGATTCCAACGTCCATTAACTACTCCTTTTTGGCTGTTGATTTACGGTTAGTTGCAGTCTTTTTTACATCCGGGGCTTCCGGGGCAGCTTCCTGTTGTTCTTGCTCTGACTTTTCCGGTACATTTTCTGAAACTTTCAACTGTTCAGCTTCGTGGGCCTTTTCCCAAATTTCAGACAAATATCCGTCAAGATCTTTCGTGAAAGAAATATGCCCGGTTGATTTTTCATACTCAATAAAAGCTTCTTTGCTTTCAAACGACCTGACAAAAGTTATATTGAAAGAGCCGCCGCCTAATTTGACGGCGGGCTCAATTTTTCTTTGCTTTTTCATCACGGAGCTGGTAATGTTACAATCAAAGGATCAACAGCTTCATAACTCATGGCCGGGGCTCCTCCTATATTCTTTCCGGCCAAAGTTGTAGGCCCTTCGAGATATACAGCCACTTCACCAGTATAAGCAGCCAAAGCAAGTATCCAATACTTCCCGGCGTTCTTTGTGACGCTATTAATGGTTACTTCGGTAGTCCAGTCAGAAGTTTTAACAACCCGGAAAAGTGTTGCATAGGCAAACTCATCATCATATGTGTCGTACATATCAACTCCACCATCAACAGTTTTAATTCCGACATTGATAGTTTTCGCTGCTGTTGCTGCTCTGGCATCCAAAACAAGTCCGACAATGCCAGGAACAGAAGTAGCAAAATTGAACTGGTTGTCGCAGTCCATGAAGCCAATTTGTGAAAGCTGATTTAATTGCTTCGTGTCGGTGAATGAAATCGTTGCCTTATAAAGTGAAGGATTTGAATCGTCCGGCAAATCGTAAGGAATAACGGTAAATTTTCCTGTTAAACCGCAGAATAATCCAGCAGAGTCAACCCGGCCTAAGAATTTTCCATATGAATCAACAAGCATTATATCATAATCCTCACCGTTGAACTCATTTAGGTTTGCATGACGGAGCAATCCGCCATCACGGAAAGTCAATGTAGTGAAGTAACTTCCGTCGGCAATAGTTTCTTTCACTCCAAAACCGGAAGTATATTCAGTTGGTGCTGTGTTCGAGTTTGCAATCCCGGTAATTCCGTGAATAGGAAACATACGGACAGTACGGTCATCTACCGTTGTACGTGTTTGTAATGCTCTCAGAAATGCCGTTATGCTGGCACGTTCAGCCGCTGTAAATCCCTGGTCTTTCGGTATGAGTAAAATACTCGAATACCGTTTCAGGTCAAATTGTTGCGGGGCAATTCCGGTAAGTCCCTGACCTGATGTCGAACTTGCGGAAATATTTAATAAATCTGCCATAATTTTTATTCTCCTTTTTCGTTAATTATTTTTAATACTTAATTCTTAATTTTAAATTTCTTAATTCAATAACATCAATAATGTCTGGATACTTCGTACCTTCTACGTCAAAACCTTTGGCATAATTGAAATTCAAAACTTGCTCAAATTCCAACTTATCAATGTCCTGAATGTCGAATTTACCTGAATCAAAAAGAGCCTGTTTAAAGATTTTGTAAATCGGCTGCAAAACTGCCTGATATGATCTTACCATGCGCTGCTCGGCTTTGGTATTTATGTCCGACAAAGTACCTATTATTACCTGGCAGGTAGCCACGCCGTAGCAGGTGCTATCACCCATCTGTATCGGCGTGTTACCTACCAAGGCTATAAAAGGATATTTTTTAGCTGAAGATGTCGAGCTATTCGACATAGCAATCATGCTTTCTACAATTTCCCTTCCCGGGCCGAACGTCCAAAAAACAGATTTTCCGTATAAAGTTGAAACGGTAGAAACGATATTTTTCAAAATCGTATAAATGTCAGGCTCCGACTTTTCAAAAACTGATATGTTTAACTTATCTGTCATATGCCTAAAACATTTATTTTGTCGTCGCAATTTAAATAATACACATCTTCGCCGTCCCATTCCGGATAATCGTCTAAATGGTCGCTCAACCATTCCTGAAAATCTTCAAACTGTCTTACTGCCTGGTTCCAAATCAAAGCTGCCTTTTCTTTATTCGCCGAAGGCTCCAAATTTGACCCGGTAATTACAACGTCTCCACCCTGTGTTGACTGCTGAAAACTTTGCGACCATAATTTAAAGTACACATAGTTCGCAATTGGACTTGTCTTAGCGGTTGCGTTTCGCAACTGTGCCGCTAAGTCAATCCAGCGTTGTTCAGGTGTCGGAGTGACGGCCAAACCTACAATCAAAGCATCATAAAGAGCTTTTGTCATCAACATTTCACATATTTCAGGCTCAAATGCATTGATGAAGGCAACCAATTTTGTATAATTACCTTCATTAGTTATTATTGCCGGGTCAACATTTGCAACGCAAAATAACCCAGTTCCTCCGAAATATGTATAGTCGATCAACATTGATGAAATTGAAATTAAAATGAACGTTTGAAAATTCGTAACTCAAAAGATGTTACTTTACTTCCAACACCGACATGATCATCGCCTGTTCGTATGAATTCAAGCATAATGTACCTGTAATAGTTAGACAACGCAACACGCCCGCTTGTAGTAACAGAATTTTGAACCACCTTATAAGTAGGTGTCCAGTAATACAACTCTCCATAAGGCAATGTTTTCTTAGTCGTATCTGCCGATATTGTATCAGTCATGCTCCCGGTGGTAGTTATAGTTCCGGTATACGATGGTTCCGTCAAAAGTGAAGATACAACATTCGTATTGGTATTAACAACTGAACTCAAAGCATTTGCCGCCGTTATCAATGTCCATGATTGACCGGAAAATACCTTACCATATACATTAACTATTACCGTGGTATCAATACCGCTTATTTTATTCAATACGGAGTTGAAATAGAATAATACCGGATACTCTTTGTTAACTTCAATAACATAACGCAATGTATCGCGATTTGAAGTAAGTGTATCCCATGCGCTGCCAGTGTATTTAAGGTAATAAGAATCACGGCCAAGTGGCGGAAGAGTTTTCGTGGTTGATTGGGAAAATACGCTGAAAGTAATCAGCGACATTAAACAGATTAAAATTATTTTTTTCATTTTACTTTTTGGTTTTTTTGGTTTTTACTTCTTTTTCTTTTTCCGGCTCTTTTTCCTGTGAAGCAATCTTTCCCTGTGCCTCAAGGATAGGCAGTAAGTTGGGGTGACATTCGATAATGTCACCCTCAATGTTATGGCCGTGTCTGCCTGTAAGTTTTACTTTTACCTTTTGCATGGATTAAAGTTCAGCTTCCTTTATACCGGCTTCAATATTTGCAAGGGTATCGTAAATAAATCCTTTTTTGTCGTATTCTTTAACGTATGAGAAAAATCTCGTGAATCCGGCAATGGTGGTGCGTCCCTTAATCAACTGGTCATTAATTTTGCCAACAACTACCTGGTAGTTGATATAGTTTACAATATTCAATTTGGAAAAATCACCAACATGAATGTATCCTGCAGGGATATTTATTTTTGGGATTACTACAAAAGTGTCAACCTTGTTATTTTCGCCGAATGTGAATTGCGGAAAAACGTAAACACCTTCTTCTGTTTTAGTACCTATGAAAGCAAACCAGTCAGCAGGATTAACGAAAGCTACATTAGGCATAAAAGGAATTTCATCATCAAAGTTTTGTGTTACATAAATCTGATTGGCAGCAGCTCTTATCATATCGAGCAGGTTCGGCATTTTAATTTTATTGCCAGTCCAACTTGCCGGATCAAAAGCGGAAGCTATTTTTGTAGTTCCTTCGGGATTTTCCCCAATTCCATCACCGAATATAATCCCATTTTGACGTTTGAGCATACTTTTCATCAAAAGGATTTGCTGTGCAAAACTCATCAGGCGAGGGATGTCCTGAATTGCATCATCTGTTAGAATCTCATATCCGTAAGCCTTTTTCGGTGTTGCGTATCTTGTTTCAATTTTCAAATCAACCTGTCCTGCCGTTCCACCTTCAAGAACAAAATTCACATCTCCCTCTTTGGGTAAGTAGTCAGCGTAAGGAACAACGGCTACGGATGTATTGCTTGTAGTAGCATAATTTTCAATAAATGTAGAAGCTAACCGCTGCATGTTAACATCATTCGTGTTAATAAGGTCAAGGATCGCATTTCCGCCTGTCGTGGTTGTGACGTTTCCGGTTGTTATCTCTCCCACAGCCTTAATAGTAAGAACTTCAACATTTTCATTTGTTTTTTTGATGTTTTTTAAAGCTGATACCGTAGCTTCATTTTTGAAGGCAGAAACAATAATTCCCTTAATTGTTTTGGTATCAAACACCTGATTTTCCTGCAATTTTTTTACAGTTTCAGAAATTGACAATAATTTTTCTTCAATAAAATCCGTAAGACCCTTTACAGATTCAGCTTTTATTTCATGTTTTTCAAGCATTTCTTTCACCTCTTTCTGTATGGTTTCGGGTGTAGTTTTCGCATTTTCTGCTGCTTTTTCTGCAAAATCTAAGATTTCAGCTACATTTTTCTGCTGATTTTTATCTTCTATTTTGTCAAGAATTTCATTTTTTTTCATTTTTAAATTTTTATTAATGGTTAGTAATTAAATAAACTATATGCGTTTTTATGCGTGGATTTTTCCGGGGCATTTATAAGGGTGGATTTCTCCGAGCCTTCTGCATCTTCGACAATCATAGTTGGTGTTACCGGGCAACTACCGATAGGAACGGCTGATCCTTCAATTTCTTTAGCTTCTGTTACTGCCCAGAAATATCCGTTATTATCAGCCATTTCTTTATTAACAATCAACTGGTAATATTTTTCCCAGTTATTTTTTTCCTCAACATCATATTTTGAATCAGAATTCATACAAAGAAACAATTGAATGTATAACATGCCAACGGAATGTGCATCAACCCATCCTTTGACATAATTGTTGAACATATAATCGTTTCTTTGTCGTTCCGCCAAACAATCATAAATTAATGCCTCTGTTTTTCCTGGATAACTCTCACCAAGATATGCCCAGTCAACTGTTTTAACAGAAACTGAAACCTCATCAGAAATTATATGATCGAATTTCATCAAATGTTCCTGTAATAGCAGGCGTTTTCTTTTTGTGTCATTTACTGAACGGTTCCAAATTCCATTAATATGAACGTCATTATGTGAATCAAGGATATTTGTCGTATTTATGACTGGAACAATATGAATTTTATTCAACGTTTCCGGTTTTTCAGGCAAAACAAGTTCTTTAGAGGCCTGTTTTATTGATTTTTCGGGCAAATAAAATGAAGTACATACACCATCGGCATGTTTTATTGAAGCTTTCTTCATGGCTAACATGGTAGTTTTATGCTGTCTTAAATAAGCATATTTTTGCTCCGGTTTTTCAAAATATGGAATTTGTATCTTCATTTTTTTACAATGGTTTTTTCCTTGATTATTCTTTCACGTTCCTTTATAATTTTATCCTTATCCTTATCGTTCATAATTCAAGAAGATTTGCGTTTCCTTTTAAAATACTCTTGGCTTCCTCAATAGTCAATAATTCTGCCGTTATTGCATCTGATAATGGTTTGATAAGTGAATTAAATAAATCAACTTTATCTTTTTCAGATTTTTGCAAACATTCCACGTGAGAGAAATCTGCTGAAAATATTTCTTTCATGCCAAAATAATAACCAATTTGCAAAAGATCGCTTGCAGTCTCAGGAATTATTGTATCCTGATAAAGTGTTTTCTTAGCCTCTGAAAGATTGTTAAATGTCGTTCGGTCAAGCCCAAAAATATAATCAAGTCCGGCGCCATATGCCCGGCAACACTCCTCCCAATTTTCTTTTACTTCTTGAAATGCACCTATATCATTGGGATTAGTGCCAATTTTAATTGCCTTAACTGGTTGTGTAACAATTGCAATATTCTTTTTTCCCCGTATATACCCGTAACGATTTAAGAATTTTTCTTCAACTTCTTGTTTGTCTTTAGGTAAAAGAAGTGCCGTACCTGTAATATCTCTTTCCGGAGCAATTAGATATGGTGGTCCACCATTTGTTAAAAATTGATTGCGAGCTTCATAACTGGCAATAATATTTCTAACAGCATCCCCGATAGATAACAACCTACTGCAACCCTCTGAATAATTACCGTAAGGATTTTTTATGTCGGTTCCGGTATCGTTAATAACCATCATGTCTACCGGCATAATTGTTATCGTTTTTCCAGTAGAATCTTTTGTCCAATTGTAATTTATTATAGGATTGCCAAAGAAATCAGAAACACCTTTGTTTATCTGTAGCTCCCAGTTAGGAATAACATACATTTCTTTTGGTATATCGATACTTGGTAAATTCTTGACATAAATATATGCCTTACCAAATATTTGCTGAAACGTCTTAAATTGCTGCTCGAATTGTATCCAGTTCTGATCAGGATTAGGACGGGATGTTAATTTTTGAAAATTGCTACCTATCTCTTTGCCTTCTGAATTTTTGAAAACAAAACGTCCATTACAAGTGGCCGAGACCTTATAATTTATAATTGCTGTGATGGCCGGACAAAATACATATGCATTGCGCTGTCCTTCAATAGTAGTTGTGTCAAGGCCAATCTTTGAACCTGTATTAATACCACTTATCCAATCCGTAGGGAAATAATAAGGTAATTTCAGCATTAAATCATTCAAACCATTGTTTACCAATGGAGTTGATGTTTTTTTAACTAATCCAACGTGAAGTTTTCCTATTTTCATTCGTGATTATGAAACCACAAATATACGGCATAAAAATAAAAAAGCAAGTTTTTTATTAAAAAATGTTAAAAATTAAAGTTTGGCACGGAGTTAAAATAATATTTTATTTAATACTTAGTTGTTAAATTAACCAAATATTAAATACATAGTCTTCATTTTTCCCGCTATTTGAGTTTTTTACGGTCAGTTTTGAAAGTCTGTTTGCAGACAATAAGCTATTGCATCATGTGCATGGTCAAAGCCAGGCTCAGGTTCATTCAGCGGGATGCCGCCCACATACCGCCAAACTCTGTTCTCTTGCTCCTTACGTAAATCTACATCCCGGACATAATGCAAGCAATGTTTATTTATGTTGTCAATTCCAAATTTTATACTTCCCGGGAACTTGCGGCAAGGAATAGCATTTATTCCGGCCCGGCGCATAAGTACAATAAATCCTACTGCTTCATTACTTGCCTTGTCTGAACTATCACAGGTAATATGAGCATCTTTAGGAATTAAAGTGCTGACAACCTCAATCAATTTGTTACTGTCTGCTATTGGTTGATAGTACAGTAATTTCACATATAAATTATTTCCTTTGCGTCCTACTTTTACAATAGCCGTCGGGCTGTTCGTAAATCCAAAGTCAAGGCCGTAACCTATTTTATCCAGTTCGTTGTCTGGTGGAAACTCACTTATCCACGTTACATTTGGATGTACAAGTCCCTGGCG